CAACTAGGTATACTTTACTGTTATAGATGTCAATGATATTCTCTTCAAATGTGACGGCAGGACGGGTAATATTCATTATCTGTTTTGTCATTTCACTTCTAGGTGTGCTAACTCCAAAGTTTTCAAAACTTGCTCTAAAGCGATATTTTAATTTTGGCATCAGCAAGCCTTGGCTGGCTGCACTTTGATCACCGTCTATAGGTACTGTAAACTTTGTTAATGATGAAACTGACATTTCATTCTGCTCCTAAATCTAATTATAAAAGTATTTATCAGTTTTCAGTCATAAAAAATGGGGGTATCAAACCCCCATTGTTTTTTTATTTTTTGTTAAACTGTACTTGCGGCTGCTACGTTTCCACTTGCAATTTCACCTGTATTTTTAAGTCTAATTGGAATAAAGATAAATTCCGCTGCCTTAGTAGGTTCAATAGCAACATCAACATAAAGTTCGTTACGGTCTATTCTATCTGAAGTATTATTTGTATCATCACATACTACTAAGTAATCAAATACACCACGTTTTGCTACTAAGTCGTTTAATGTTTGTTCTATCTGTTGTTTGAGTTCATCTCTAGTCAACTTATCATTAGGCTCAAAAACAAATCCTGTTGCAATTGTTTGTAATTGACGTCTTAAGAATCCTGTCAAACGTGCTACATTAATACGGTCTAATGCACTTGTACTAGGTGCTCTTGTTTTGTTTCCGTAATTAAGTATTCCACTTCCTTGGAAAAAAGCAATCGGATTAACTCTATTAGCATATAATGTATCTCTTACACTTTCACGTATGTTATCAACAATAAAAGCACCTGTTGATGCACTTATGTAACCAATACTTGAAACATTATCTATAAGTCCTCGTCTTGTACCTGCTGGTGCAAACCATGGAAAACTAATATCATCACTTCTAGCAATCATTCTTAATACCGCATGACTTGGCGGAACAACAATTGTATTTCCACTTATGTCTGTTGTTGATGCACTTGGATAAAATACACCTAAGTATGGGTCGCTAGTGACTAGTCCGTCTTCGTTGTTATCACTTGCTTTTGCAGTATTAGTTGACCAATTTTCAATTGCAGTACTTGTGGCTGCTAATCTTAATGGTGTGTCACCTACTACAAAGCATGTTTGTCGTCTGTCATTATTAAGACTTACCATATTGCTGATCAATTCTGGATATCCAGGACTTGCTATTATATTAAATGTTCTAGCATCTTCACGTAATTCAGCACTTGCATCTAATGCAGATTTCATTGCATTTACTACTACTGTTCTGACTGCTTTACGACCAAATGTTTTTCCACTTGAAGTTACCCATGCATCTTTTTCTGTAGGTAATGTTGGATAAAGTGTTGTGTCGCTAAAGTTTGTTCTACTAAAGTAGTCTGCTCTAAATTTCTTTACACCGTATGTACTACGTCTTGTATTAAATAGTAACATACCACGTGGATAAACACTAGGATCTGGTCTATCAATATCTAGTATATTATTTGTAAGTAAAGTTTTTGTTGTAGGAATTGTTCCTGTAACAACATCAGTTGTTGTGTCACCTATAAAACGTGTATCTGCAAAAATGATTCCGTTTTCAGTTGTGTCATCAGTTTTGTTTATAATGACCCATTTTGCTTCACCCTCAACAGTTTCACGTCTATATAACGATGGATAATTTTCTAAATCGCTAGTATCAATCCAAAGATCACCATTGACCAATGCACTATCGTCACTTTGTAGTGTTGGTGCACTTGTACTAAAAATAACACCCTCGGGATCTGTATTTGCTAGTGCAAAGCCTCTTGTATCTGTAACATTCTGATAACCTTTCCAAGTATTACCATCATGTATTAGTATATCGGCTTCAAAACCACCTGCATACCAATGTGTATTATCGTCTGGGTTCGCACTAGGTGCACTAATACTTGCAGTATATGTTGGAGCAATCCAGTTACTTACTATTAAATCACTATTGTTTCCGGCTCTAACTTGTCCTGTTGTAATACTTGTAGTAATACCTGCATCAGTTAATGGTGTACCTGTTGTATTTTTTAGGATTATTACACCACCTAAATCATGTTTAATTACAAGGTATCCTCCACTGTTTACACTTGCACTTACGCCTGTGGCGTTAGCACCGTTTATGTCACTTGCTAAATTTGCAATACCTGTGCCACTTAAAGTAACTTCGACTGCAGTGCTCATTTCAGTACTATTTGCACTACTTGAACTTATTGTAAACTTGTTACCTGCTGTAAGTGGTGTAGATGTATTAATTAATCCTGTAACAATTAAATCACCTGCACTGTAACGTTGAAATAATTTATAAGTTACAGTATCGTTTTCTGTTACATCATACTGCACGTAGTAACTACCAGTAGCAATTTTTTGACCACCAGTTGTATCTAAGTTTTTCAAAGCAGTAACATCATTTGTATATGCTGGCGCAGTGCCAGAAGTAAAACTTGCAGTTGATGTTGCGTATGTACTAACGTCTGCTAAAAATCCTAAATTACTTTGTGTTGTTTTTACCCAAACACTTCCTGTTGGACGTGGAACAGTATCTGTTGACTTCCATTCTGGGACTGTATAATGTGGATCTTGTGCAATTAATGGTCTTGCATATGTACCAGCAGTTAAACCTGCATCGGATAATATACTACCACTTGCATTTGCTAAAACAATTTTACCATCTGCTTGACTATCTACACCTACTGCAGTACTATTTGCATATATTTCTATTTTATTCTCATGAACATCTGCAGTTACGCCTGTTATACTTGCATTGTTTATACTTGTTTTTAATTCAGTTACCGTACTTCCTACCATGGATACAGTGGTACCATTTATTGTAATACTATGTCCTTGGGTAAATCTTGGACTTGCTACAGTTCCGGCAATTGTTGCATGAGCAATTTGCCAACTTGCACTGCCTACTAGTATCCAAGCATTTGCACGATTTTTGTAGTAAACAGGATTACTTGTGTTTGTAGCAACCAATGCATAATCACCAATAGCACCAATTGATGTTTTTGGAACACCACCATCTAAATCTGTTGTACTTGTTATAACTGTAGGTCTCTTATTTGTAAAAGTTCCTGTACTTCCATTCCATTCAAATATTCCCCATCTTGTATCACCGGAGATATCCCACCAAATAGTATTATTTGTTGGTTGTCCTAATGGTCGGCTTGCACTACTTGCCAATTCTGCTAAATCTATATCTGCTCTCATTACATAAGCACGATTGCTTACACCTAATAGACTGTATGCAGACATAAGTCCATATTCATTAAGTTCATACCCGTTTATAGGTGTGCCTGCTGATGTGTTGTAAAAAGTCGGATTACCAAATGTGCTTGTCAATTCTCTTTGACTTCCTATTAGGTAAGACTTGCCTGCATTGGTCGCAGTTGTGCCGGATGCAGTTCCTGTGCCAGTGCCACTTGTTTTGTTTTCTGCAGTTGCAATTACAATCGCTGCTACTGTGCCTGCGGTTGATGGAGTATAATTACTTTCATCTATTACTGTAACTTCTACGCCTGGTGATATTAGTGCCATATTCTCTTTCCTTCTATAAGGTATTTTGTATACTGTTATTTATCCGGACCACCTTAAAAAACACCTATTTTAACTAATCCCTTTAAAGGTATGGGTAAATACGTGCATGAGACCGGTTTGTGACACATGTGGACAACGTCCAAAAGCAGTGAATTATTATAAAGGTAATATAATATACTATAGGAAAAAGTGTGAGCAATGCCTTAAGTCATATAAACCTGTGAAACCATTATGGCTAGGTAGTGGTTATAAAGTCAAAAGAAAATGTGAGGCGTGTGGATTCAAGCCTACTATAAGGAGTCAGGTTATTATTTTTTACATAGATGGAAATTTAAATAATGTTAGCAACCGTAATCTGAAAACTGTATGTTTAAATTGCAATCAGGAGTTGATAAAGTTTGGTTGGAACCGAGGTGATCTAACACCTGACGTCTAAGAGAATCTATTGTACTATTATTGTATATTATATTATCGAACTTATCATTTGTATCTGCCCATTTATATTCACTAGAATGAATATCATAATTAGACATAGTGTCACTACCAGTGTTGTTATCTAAAATTGCTAGTCCCCACCATTCAGGCAAGTCTCCACGTTGTACCCACCAAACTTCGCCACCAATTTCACGTAACATATCTTGTTCGTTTCGAAATCTTACATCTGGTACAATATAATTTCCAGGATTTTCTAACATCTGTTTCTTTAGTAGACT